TTGTGCGTTTATAGACAAGGGAGACCGAATTTGAGATGATAACTCAAATTTCCTTCGGACACAACTAGGGGCTTCGCTTAATTAACAAGTGGATGTATACAGGGGTGTATAGGCACGGCAAGGCAGGACTGTCTTGCCTTTGCGCACCTACGTGCTAAAATACCGGAGCGGAACGCTCCTATAAGGAAGTCGCTCCGCTCCATTTTATACCAGGCCCTACGCGGGCGGCGGGTGTATATCGCTCAAACGCCGCGATGGGCTTTTAGTTCACCTACCATTATAGATTGTAGTATTACGAGGACCATAATCGTTGCGATAGATATTAGCACCAGGGCGAAAAGAGCCAATTACATTACCAGCACCAGAAGCAATAGAACCAAGACCGCGGGATACAGATTCCCAATAATGAGTACGGCCTTGTTTACGAGCCAATTCAGCACCATACTCGGCGACCTTCTGCTGAGCCATAGAAGTTTTATACTCCGTATGTTTACGTAACTTAACATTCTTATAATCATACGTACTATCACGATACTGTAATTCATAAGAAGCATTAGCAGCCTTAATCAGAGAATCAGCGGTTTCCTCAGCTATCCTGTTTTGAATCCTAAGACCGTTAGTCTCAGCATACAACTTAACAGACTTAGCCATCTCGGTTTTAATCTGCGCTTCAGTAAGTTCACCTTGTACATACAGGTTAGCAAGAGTCTGGCATTTAATGAACAAATCAGCCTGTTGCTGTGCATCAAGGTATTTATTCAATATCTGTTGAGCCTGAGACTCAAGTAAAATCTGTGTTTCTTGGGCAGCAGTAAGACGACCAGCAAACTGCATATTCTTAAGTTCCTGATATTCCTTAGACTGGTCTAATATAGCAGAGCGTCTACCAGTGGAAGCATTCCAATAACCTGACTGACCAATACCAATATTACGATAATCCGTATCACCGAGTATCTTATTAATAAGGAAAGGAGTAGTACGTACATTCTGTTCAGCATTCATCATAGCAGCACGAGCTTGAGCCATAGAAGCAAGAGAAGAGCCGATATCAGAAAAATCAGGAATGAATGCCTGAACGCTAGGAGGAGGAGCAGCAGAAGCAGCGGCACCACCAGAGGCAGGAGACTTAGAACCAGCCATAGCTGCAGAACCTTGAACGAACGGGTTCAAACCACGAGAAATCATCGCATTGGGGGAATTGTAAGAATTATTCATACCCCACATTTTTTCTTGCCAATCACGCTGAATTTGAGCCTGTTCGGCATTAAACGCATTATTCTCGCGATTAATATCAATATTGGTCTGGTTGGCCTTATTCTGTGAAGAAGCGCCAATCATATTGCCAGCAAGAGAAGCACCAGCGGCAATAATACCACCAAGGAGAAGCGGAGCGATACATTTATCATTAGGAGAGAGCATGCTCTCTCCAACTTCTAGAAACCTCATTGTGCACTAGCGGCAGGGGCGGGATCCGTAGACGGCGCTGCCTGTTCCTCTGCCAGCATAGCCTGGGCATATGCAGTAAGTTCTGATTTCTCATTAGCCAATTGCTGTAATACAGCCTGACGTTCAGACATTGTCTGGCAATGACGCGAGATAACACACGCAAAACGTTCCTCATCCGTCATGCCGTCCATCACAGTAGATTGAGTAGGATGCATTTGGGCAAGGATATTATTAACATTCATATCACCAAGCAAACGACGATATTTTTCCTGGTTCAAAAGAATCTGGGTCATATCACATTGAATCAAATCACCATCAGGAGTCTCATCATACATAACCGAATCATAAACAGAGGCCTGATAACACGGGTTGCCTTCAACCAATTGAGGTTGATAAGTATCCGAAATAATTTCGGGGGTAAAATCAAATTTTCTCATAACAGCACACAATTAATAAGGTAAACCATTTCTATCCAAGTTCTGAACAGCATATACTTGGAAGTTAACATTACACAACAACTGGTCAAAAGCAACGGAACAATTCGCAGCATCAACCTGAGGAACAAAGATGGAGTTCAGTTGTTGAGGACGAATCTTCATAGACTGATAAGACCAAGCACCAGAGCCAGTTAAGACCTGATAACCATTCAATGGAGCAGCCCAAGCCTGATAAGCAGTACCTTTACGGAAACCAGCATGAACGGTATCAATATTAGATTTCCATTGCCAGTAGCGAAGATTATATCCAAGAGAACCAGAGGTCTTAAGTCCAGGATTATTCTGGAGATTAAGAGCCGGAACAGCTTGCATACCTAACTGATCGAAAGCGGGTTGAGGGAAGTCAGAGACGGAGGTAACAGTCAATTGAGGAGCTTGACCTGTCAAGTCCCAATCGAGTAAGGGCACGGCATGATAAACACACATAATTACCTGATGCTCAGCGCCACAATCATAAGTTAAGGTATGTCCAGAGTTAGAGGATACACCTTTACCAGCAATAGAAGCTTGAGAATCATTGGTATCCAAATTGGTATTCACGACTTCATTGATATTGATTACATTAGACCAACCTCCGATATAATGAGCATGATTACCCATGTACTCGGGAGCTTTAATACCAAATTGGGCAGCCATCTGGTCTGAATAATCTTTACTAGAGAACTGGACTACTTCTTTCCAGCGTTGGAGGTATTCAGTTGCGCGGATTGAAAGGGCAGATAAATCGGAATTAAGAACACCACCTCGAACATTACCTGAATCATTAGAAGAAGAAGCAACTAATGAAGTTCCTCCAGCCGGATTGTTAAAGTAAGAGAAAGAACCAGAAGAAGAATTCGAAAGAAGCAAAGTATTAGAACCTCTTGAAGCATCCAAAGAAGACGGAAGAATAGCAACCGAACCATACTGAGATGCGGGAAGAATACCCATAAAGTAATCTTTCGGATAATTTGCATAACGGAGCTTCAACATATCAACAGAAAGAGAGATAGAAGAATTTCCAGTCCAGTAATCTACATTGTAAGCGTAGGCCAAGTGCTTTTCCCATTGAGAATTGCTGAAGAAATCGAAATAGATCTTCTGATAAGCAAGGAACGGAAGAGCATTCACAGTTTGAGATGAAGTGTAGACAAGAGGGTTAACACCATCAGACAGATTATCAAGACCTAAATACTTCTGAGTGATAGCAGCCTTTCCTGTATTGGAAGATGCAATCATAGAACCGTAGCCAAGCATATCAAGCAACTTGCAAGAACCATAGACCAAAGGCAGACCAGCATCATCACGAGTATTGGTCTGATCATTGGCGTTCGCCGTTTGCAGGTAAGCGCTTAAAAGTGCCTGAGTGACATAAGGAACCTGAGTAAGCTGAGTAGTATTCTCATCATTACTAGCGGCAGAAGTCATGTATTCAGACATCTGAGTAAATGCTTGCGGTAGGGCACGAGAAATCAAGCGTAACGGCACAGCGTAAAAGTCATAATACTCTTTAATACGGGTATAAGCAGCCGTATTGACGGGAACAGTACGAGTAAACCAATCAGAAGAAATACGGTACTTATTACCGGGAATAGCAATCTGCCAATAAACGGGCAAAATCTCACCAACTTTTGCCGTAAACAATTTTTTACTAGACAAGTCAAAGGAAGAGCGATGTACGGCAACTTTCGCTCGGTCTAGCGGGTTAAAATCACTCATAATTAATTAATTTAAATTAGACCATACGGTTAAATATATCATTAGCATCATTCAATTTCTTATGCTTAATCATATCGCGGCAGAAGGTAGCAGCACGGAAATCAAGACATTTTTGTAAGTCGCTACTTTGCCCACCATCATAGGCACTTCTTGTATCGGGTTTCGCAGATTTGATGTAATTACAAGTCGCGAGAGATGGGATTCTGGGGTCATCAAACGGTACTCGTATTTGTTTTTTAATGGGACGAATAAATCCGTCTGCATATTCTCCATCCTCTCCGATACCAATGGTCGCCATTTCGCATCCTTCGGCTGGAACATAGAAATACCGAAGCATAGGGGCTGGCAAAGTCTGTTGTATTCGCAACGAATCACACATTCGTACATAGTCCGCTTT